GTTAAGTGATAGAATATATAATCTCACTTATCAATTAACCTCTTTACACACAGTACAAGATTTAATTACAAGACCAATATTCTTGTTTATCGTGTTATCAACAATCGTAATAACATATTGGTCGTTAACAACTAGGAGTAAATTAAACTATGCTTAGACTATTGACAACATTTGCAGTTGCTTTTATAATGATGACTTCATCGGTGAGAGCTGACTACACTTTAATAGTTCCTCAAAAACCATCTGGTGGTACATCTGTATGGGCACAAATCGTTGTGGCTGAATGGGAAAAACATTTGGGGGAAAAAATCAACTTAAAATATATGCCAGGCTCGAGAGATCAAGCAGGCCCAAATAAATTTCATGAAGAATTAAGATTTGACGATAAGACAATTCTTGTTTCTCATGGTGGGAATGGTATATCATTTATTTTAGAACCCGTAACTTACAATTATTTTGAATGGGAGTCCGTAGGACACATGAACCTTAATATCATTGTAGGTGCAAACGAAAATGTAAATGCAAACTCAAAACAGATTGCATTCTCAGCTGGTTCAGGTATGACACCTGAAATTATGGCAATCGTTCAATTACTCGCAGGGCCAAATGAAGACCCTAACGAAGTATTTAAAAATCAAATCATTTGGGTAAAAGGAATGTCTGGTGGCGAAAGAAGACTTGCGTTCATGCGTGGAGATTTAAACGCAACTAGAGAAAATCCAGCTGCATATAAAAAACATGTAATGCCTTTGATTGAAAAAGGACAAGCATACACATGGTTTCATCATGGTATTCTAAACATGGAAACAGGTGATCATGATAATGACCCTAACTTTACAGAACCAACATTCGAACAATTGTATAAAGAAACTTGGGGTGTAGAACCATCAGGTGATTTCTACGATGCATATAAACTTGTTAAGTCATGGAGAGACTCAATCCAAAAAGCATTTTGGGTAAATGCAGGCAATCCAAACAAACAAAAATTAGTAGATGCATTAGTCAAAATGGCTAACGACCCAGAGTCTGTAGCTGCTATTGAAAAGAAAGTTGGAAAGTATCAATGGCGTGTTGGTGCAGAAGGTGATAAAACAGTAGAGATATTGAAGTCACTTATTACACCAGGTGCTTTGAAAACACTATCTGATTTTGGTAAAAATCAACTAGGATATAACGCAATTTACAAAGAAGAGTTAACTAAGTAAATGTATATACTTGTAACAGGCGCCCCAGGCTCTAAATGGAGTAGTGTCGTTAAGAACATTTATTGGTCAGATGATATAGATCATACTGATTATACAGACGAAAGAATGTATTATCATGATGCAGATACACCTGGCGAAAAACAATTAATGCACACAGGCGCTTATTACGACCCAGGCATGGAATTTGGGAATCAACGTGATCAATGGGATTTACCTTTCTCTGGCAAAGGGAAAAGGATTATTAAATCTCATTGTTTTGCGTATGAGTTAGAAGAATTAAAAAAACATAAACATCCTATTGTCATGGTATATAGAAATGATATAGAATGCTATGATTGGTGGAAACATTGTGGTGAGTTTAATATCACATATCCAAAATATACTTACTATGAAAATTTATCAAGTATGTGGTTTCATATTCAAGAACAGAATAAAGAAATTATGGAGTTTTGTAAAAACAATTGGAACAGGATTAAAAAAGTTAAAGACAATGGAGAATTAGCAAAAGAATTAGAAATACAATATTCAGGTGAGAAACACGACTACAAGAAAAAGGATATTCAAGTATATGTCTATAAGTAATTGGGAAGAAGCAAAGAAAAGAAGTAAATATCATTTTAGTACATCAATTATTGATACAACTAACATACAATCATTAGGTAAATTTCGTGGCGATTGGAAAAAAGATTTAGAGTTTGCTCTTGGTTGTGTTGAAAAAATTAATTGGGGTAATAGAAGAGCAGCTGCAGATAGACCAAATAATGATATTGAATCTGAGGAATATGATTTAATTAAAGCAGGTGCAAACCCTAAGATGACAATATACAGAGGTCTAACAGATTTTAGTAAATGTCCTACTATTCAAAAGATGATAGACTTCTTTGAATTAAAGAAAGATGTAAAAGCAAAATTACATATTCAGTTTACAGGTGATGTATTGAATATGCATATAGATAAACTATATGATTTAAATCCATTTGGAAGTGCAAACGATGTAATAAGAATTATGGTTATGTTAGAAGATTGGCAACCAGGTCAATTCATAATATATGGAAATCAAACTTATACTAATTGGAAAGCAGGTGATATTCACAAATTTGATTGGATGAATATACCCCATGCGACAGCCAATGCAAGTTTATATCCTAGACCTATGTTAGTGATAACGGGTGTGATGACATTAAAGACTAAAGAGATTATATCAACTCAATTAGATCATTATCTAACTTAATCCAACAATTATGACAGATAACTTTAGAGTTTTCAATCAATTTAACGATTTCCTCTCTCGCTTCTGTATTAATTCCTGTCACTTTAGATTTTTTTCTTATTTCAGCGTCATGTGGATGAAACTTCAAACAGATAGTTTCAGACTCCCCACAATTGCAACAAGACGATGTATCAAGATGTTTGTTTACCCAAGAAACTCTTTTAGAGTAATTTCTTCTAGCGACTTTTTTGATAGTTTCCTTATATTTTTCATAATGAGTCTGCATATTAGTATTTATAAATACTATGGCATATAAAAAACGATTGTAGAAATGTTTATTTCTATAAATACATGTATAAAACAAGTATTATTCGAATAATATTACAATACTAACAAGGAGAACAACGATGGCATTTTTAGTATCACCTGGTGTACAGGTAAATGAAGTCGATTTAACAAATGTAGTTCCAGCTGTTGCAACATCTATTGGTGCTATCGCAGGTGCATTTGAAAAAGGTCCTGTTGGTTCTATACAGACAGTCACTTCAGAAGGTGATCTAGTTTCTAAGTTTGGAAAACCAAATTCTAATAACTTTGAAAACTGGTTAGCAGCTGCTAGTTTCCTACAATATGGAAACACACTAAGAATGGTAAGAGCAGAATCAGCTATTGTTAACGCAGGAGCAAACAGCGGAATATTAATTAGGGATGATGATCATTACGAACAATCATTCAGAGCAGGCCAAGGTTCGCATGGCGAATGGGCTGCAAGATCAGCAGGAACATGGGGTAACTCAATCGGAGTTGCTATCTGTGCTACTGCAACAGCATACGAACAAGTTTTATCTGCAAGCAACTTAACAGTTGGCGAAGACGCAGTAGGCGCTACAACAATCGCAGTTGATGATGCAGATTTAGCTAACAACGTAATTAACGTTGGCGATATGATTTCTTTCTTTTCAGACTCAGCAGGTACAACACCTGTCACAGGCGAAACAGGAAACGAATACGAAGTAACTGCTATTTCAACAAACGATTTAACAATAAGATTAAAAGACGACCCTAACGGTGCAGGTGTACAAAACATTATACCTGATAACTCATACATCAAAAGAAAGTGGAGATTTCATGATCTTTTCGATAGAGCACCAGGTACATCACCTTACGCCACTGAAAATGGTAAAGGAACAGCAGACGAAATGCACATTGTAGTGTATGACACAACAGGAAACATCACAGGATTTGATGTTGATGTTGCAGGTCAAAGAACAAAAGGAGTTCTTGAAACTTACGCACAAGTTTCTAAACACCCAAGTGCAAAAACACCACAAGGTAATTCAAACTACTACCCAGATGTTATCTTTTCTCAATCAACAAACGTATATTGGACTGATCACACATCATCAGGTTCAAATTGGGGAACAGATATATCTACAGGTACAGCATTTACAGCAGTAGATTCACCAGTAGTAGATTCATTAACAGGTGGAACAGATGATTACTCATTAACAAATGGGGAAATCTCAATTGCATATAATAAATTTGCAGACGCAGAATCAGTAGATGTTAACTTAATCATCGGTGGTTCTTCATCAATCGCAGCTGACACACAAGCAAACTACGATACACACGGAACAATGTTGATCGATCTTGCGTCAGCTAGATTAGACTGTATGGCATTTATATCGCCACACAGAGCGGCAACTGTTGGAGTAGCAGACCCTGCAACTCAAACAACTAATGTTAAAAATGCAGCTGCTACACTTCCAAGTTCATCTTACGCAGTACTAGATAGTGGATACAAATATATGTACGACAGATACAATGATGTTTACAGATATATACCACTTTCAGGTGATATTGCTGGATTATGTGCTAGAACAGATGATATTGCTGATGTATTTTTCTCACCTGCAGGTTTCAATAGAGGAACAATCAGAGGTGCAGTAAAACTTTCTTACAATCCAAATCAATCACAAAGAGACGACTTATACGCAGCGAGAGTTAACCCAGTAGTTAATTTTCCAGGCCAAGGTGTTACCCTATTTGGTGACAAAACTGCCTTGACAACTCCAAGTGCATTTGATAGAATAAACGTTAGAAGACTGTTTATCGTTCTTGAAAAAGCGATTAGTACAGCATCTAAATTTCAATTGTTTGAATTTAACGATGCATTTACTAGAGCGCAATTCAAAAACTTGGTAGAGCCGTTTTTAAGAGACATACAAGGAAGAAGAGGAATTGACTCTTTCCAAGTTGTATGTGACGGAACAAATAACACAGGCGAAGTTGTTGATAGAAATGAATTTGTTGCAGATGTTTATGTTAAACCTGCAAGAAGTATCAACTTTATAACACTAAACTTCATTGCGACACGAACAGGTGTTGCCTTTAGTGAAGTAGGAGGAGCGTAATCATGGCAAACATAGATGACTTTAAAGCAAATCTAGCTGGTGGTGGTGCAAGACCCAATCAGTTCAGAGTTACTATTACACCACCTTCTGGTATCGCTACAGGATTGAATGTTAGAAACGCATCATTCTTATGTAAATCTTCAAACTTGCCAGGTCAAACACTTGGCGAAATCCCTGTACCTTTTAGAGGTAGAAATATCTACATCGCTGGGGACAGAGAGTTTGAAACTTGGACTTCAACGTTCATTAATGATACAGACTTTAATATCAGAAACGCAATGGAATTGTGGATGAACGGTATTAATGATCTAGCGAATAACACTGGTGTTATCGCTTCTGCTGAATATCAATCAGACTTAACGATTGAACAATTAGACAGAGACGATACAACTTTGAAAACTTACATCTTCAGAAATGCATACCCTTTGACACTAGGTCAAATTGATGTTGCTTACGAAACAACAAATGCAATTGAAGAGTTTGAGGTAACTTGGAGATACCAACACTTTGAAGCAAGTGGTGTTAACTTCTAAGCGATCTACTAAATAGTTAAAAAAAATACTAGTAGGAGTATATTATGGCAGAGCTATTCGGATTTAAATTCGAAAGAATAAAAGATACAGCACCAGAAGACAGATTTGTCCAAAAATCACCCGATGACGGCACAGTCGAAATATCGGGTGGTGGACATTTTGCTCAGGTACTTGATATTGACGGAAGAGATCGAAACGATCTTGATTTAATCAGACGATATAGAGACATTGGACAACAACCAGAGTGTGATAGTGCAATTGAAGATATTGTAAACGAGGCAATCGTTTCAGATGAAAGAGATAAATCTGTTGATATAGTATTAGACAATCTAGAATATTCAGAAAAAATTAAAAAAAGTATGAGAGAAGCATTTGACGATGTTCTCTCATTACTTGAATTTGATACTAAAGGTCACGACATCTTTAGAAGATGGTATGTTGACGGAAGATTATTTTATCATAAAGTTATTGATTCAAAAAACCCTAAACTAGGTATTCAAGAAGTAAGATACATTGACCCTAGAAAAATCAGAAAAGTAAAAGCAGTACAGAAAGTACCAGGGCCTCAAGGTTCAGTCTTA